GCTGGTGTAAACGTAGAAGATTTATTTTCTTCTGTAAGTTCAAGAACTGATGTAACTTTGACTTTCTCTACTTTCGTAAGTGGTGACAAGATTTGGACTGGAACTGCAGCGGTTGAGTCTTTAGACTTTACTGGTGACATGGAATCTCCAGCTACTTTCTCTGCATCATTCACTGGAACTGGAGCATTAGTGATGACTACCAACGCATAAACTAAAAACCAAATATATGAGAGGACAATTTAACCTATCACTTTCTGATGGTAAGGTAATACCGCTGCGTTTCTGCACATGGTCTTTAAAGAGATTCTGTCAGTTACAAGGTATAGGCCCAACAGAGATAGGAACAGCTTTAAGCGGTGAATCTGCTTTAGATGCTATCGTTAATTTAGTAAGGTCTGCTGCTGAATACCCTTTCTATAAGGAAGGAAGAACGCCAGATTTTAAGGAAATTGATGTATGCGATTGGATAGATGACATGGGTGGTATCTCTGGAACTCAGTTCCAAGAAATCATGGGTGCACTATCAGAAAGTATGAATAGCGGATTAGAGCAACCTGGTTCTACGTCAACAGAGGCTGGTGAAGAAAAAAAAAATTAGAATGGATTGACATAGAAAGATATACAATGGGGGAGTGTCAAATACTTCCCCATTTGTTTTGGGAGATGACCATGGCTGAATTAGACTTTGTTTGGTATGGTTATAGGCATAAAGAGGAGCAAGAATGGGTGAGGTCAAGATGGCAAACTACGATACTTGTCAATATGCAGCTACCTAAAGGCAAGAAGGTTAAGCCTACTGAGCTTTTAGAATTAGATTGCGATAAGAGGAATAGAAAGAAGAATGTTAGAATAATGACTAACGAAGAGTTAGAGGCAGTTTTAAAAAAATACGAAAATATTAAACCAGTATAATAATGGCGAATAATGAAGGTGTTGATATTATAATTAAAGCTCAAGACCAGTACACTAAGACTATAAATAACATTACGGCTTCTAATGAATTATTTGGTAAAAGTCTTAAAAATACAGAAAAAGAATTAGCTGCAGTTACAAAATTAATGATAACAATGAAGGTTCAAGGAATTGAACCTACAGACGCAGCAATGGTAAAACTTAAAGCCGATTATGATAGATTAACTGCATCATTAAATAGTAGTGAAGGCACTTTAAAAAGCTCAAGTAAGCAATGGACAAGTCTTGCCTTAGTTGTGCAGGATTTACCTTATGGTTTTAGAGGTATTCAAAACAACTTACCAGCCTTATTTGGTAGTATAGCCGCTGCTGCAGGCCCAGCATACTTTGCTTTTTCTGCCTTAGTTGCAATAGTAACTGCTTTTGAAAAAGAAATTTCGAGTTTATTTACTACTGTTACAGCTGCTGATAGAGAACAAAAAGTATATAATGCTTCTATGGATGCTGGTGTAAAGGCTTATGCTGATGCTAAGTTACAAGTAATGCAACTTAATGACCAAGTAAAAGAAGCCGCTGGTAATAAACAAAAAGAAAAAAAAGCAGTAGATGATTATAATGATTCTGTAGGTACAACATTAGGTAAGTTAAAAACTTTCAAGGAAGTTCAAGATTCATTAATTAATCAAGGTGATAAATACGTTCAGTTTATTTTTACTTTAAATATGGCAAATGCTGCTGCTGCTAAAGTAGCAGAAGAATCAGCAAATATGATGATTGCTTCATTTAAAGACCCATCAAAATTTATTAATAATTGGGATAAGTTATTTAGTGTTCAATTTAATCTTTTCGGAAACTTAGCTGCTGCTGCCATAGGAACTGCAAATGAATTAGCAAAAAAAGGAAATGAAAATCAACAAGCCGCAATAAAAGATGCTGGTTTAAATGCTGTTGCTGCTGAAAAGGTATATAAAATATTTAAAGATTTAGCTGATGAACAAAAGAAGGGTTTAAAATTTGGTTCTTTTGATGACCCTAAAGAAGGTCAAGCTACTATTAAACAGCAACAAAAAGTAAATGAGCAATTAATACAAAATTCAATCGATGCTAAAAAGCAAGAGATTAAGATGGTTGAAGATGATGCTCATGCAAAATTTAAAGTTAGCAAAGAATTAGCTGAACTTGAAACAAGTTTAGAATTAGAAAAGTTAAAAAATGCTGGATATACTCCAAAACAAATTGCTGCATTACAAGAAGGTATTTATAGGGAATTTGCTAATAAGATAGTTCTTTTGGATGAGGCAATGCAAATACAGATACTTGAGAATAGAAAAAAGTTTACAGCTAAGCAAAAGACTGATAAAGAGAAAGAAGTCAAAGATGAAAAGGATAAATTAGCTAAATTTAAAAAAGCATATAATGAAGAATTATCATATTTTGACCAATTTTATAAAGACAAGTTAAATTTAAGTACTGGGGACAGACAAGAGCAAAAGTCTATATATGAACAACAATCATCTGACTTGCAGTATATGTTTGATAATAATCTTATTACTACAAATGATTATATTTCAAAATTAGGTGAGATTTATAAAAATTGGACTAAAAATAACAAGGCAATTACTGATGAAGCAACAAGAGACATAATCAGTATGGGTGTAGGCATAATGAACGCTTTGGGCCCTGCATTAGATATGTTATTAGAAAAAGGTGCAAGTATAGGAGAAGTATTGACAAAAGCACTTGAAGATGTATTTAAAAAATTAATAAAAGTTGCTATAGCTGCTGCACTTGCAGTTGCTGTTATAGCTTTACTTCCTGGTGGTCAAGGTAAAATTGCTCAAGCTGGTGGTGCACTAAAAATGTTTGGGACTTTAGTTAAAGGAGGAATGGGTATGGGTGCAACATTATTTGCTAATGGTGGTATTGTATCTGGGCCTACCATGGGTCTTATGGGTGAATATCCTGGTGCATCAACTAACCCAGAGGTTATAGCTCCTTTAGATAAGTTAAAATCTCTAATTGGAGGTGGTAATGGTGGAACACTTGAGGCAAGAATAAGTGGCAATGATTTATTAATTTTGATGAATAAAGCTGAAAGAAACAAACAAAGCACTTACTAATGGCATACGGACTAAAATATCAACTGACATTCGATAATGTATTTGTTAATCCAACAAGTACGAATAAGACTCAATATAGAGCATCTATTTATAAGGATGGGTATGGAGGCAGTAGTTATGCACTTGTAGGTACTGGTAATCCAGTTGTTATAGAAACAATAGACAGTGAGGGTAAATCATTTAATCCAATAATATCTAAAAAAGCTACTATAAATGCTATTGTTGATAGTAACTTTAATGTAGAAGAGTTCTTTAATGCTGATGACAATGATTTTAAGTTAATAGTAGAAACTGGCGTATCCGTATCTGGTGCACCTCCTACATCATGGACAATTTTGTTTGTTGGTTTATTTGTACCAGTTGAAGAGATTGTTTATAGCCCAGTGTCTATTAAAGAGTTCTCTATGGTATTTAATGATGGTTTATCTAATCTTAAAGAAAAGAAGATATACTACGATAGTACTTTTGTAATTGGATTTAATGCTTCAGAAAGATATTCATTTAAGGATATTTTAACTAATGCTTTTGGTTCTAACGTATTAGGGTTAAACTACAACGTAAATTGGTATTATAAAAATACTGGTATAGCTGATAGAGAACTTGAAAATATGTTTGTTCAAAAAAACGCATTTATAGAAAGTGCTGGTAACTATCTTACTTGGTATAATGTATTACATGGTTTATGTAGAAAGTTTGGATTTATATGTCATCAAAAAAATGGTGAGTATTTTTTAACTTCTTACGGTTCATTAACAAGAGGTACATCAAGAGATTATTTTAAGTATAATAGTGCTGGTACATATCAATCCACATTTACTGAAACTGATTCTATTGTTACTGTAGATGATTCTAATAATTTTATACAAATTGGTAAGTCATTACAAGTTTCTTTATCTAAAGGCAATAAGTCATATACCACCAATAGTAAGTTGCAAAATGTAATTCAGTGTGTGCTTAATGGAGACTTTAGTTCATGGTCATCAAGTACAAGTGTAGATGCTTGGAGTGGAGGTTTAACATATGAAAGGAATGGCACTACTAATCAAGCGAGATTTTTTACAAGTCAATCAATAGGGTTAGGTTCTGGAGGAAGTATAGAATCTCAAGCATACAATTGCACAGCTGGTGATATTGTTTCAATATTTTCAGACATTAATACCAATGGTTTATTTGCTGAATCTGCAAGGGTGATTTTAGTGCCTGATGATAATACACTACCTACTTATTATTGGACTCCAACTGGTGCTTTCCAAGATACAGATTACATACTTGACCATAATTCATTTGATGCTTTTACTGCAAAACATACATATATACCAGTAGATGGTAAATTATCCGTTAAAATATATCAACCTTATTATGTAGGCCCTACAATCCCTGGTCTATTTACTTATGTTGGCTATTTTAGGATTCAATACTATGGTGTAAACTCAAGTGTTCAAAACTTTACTGCACAAGTAAACGAAGCTGCTAAAGACAGTCTATTTAATAAAAATAATGAAACCTATGACGATATAACCATATTTGGTGACCAAAATATATTTGTTACTATTCCAAGTAATATTACTTTTAATAATGGAGATAATGTTGCCGCTTCGAGGTTTATTAGTGCATGGCTAACTGATGGTAGAAGTGCAGTATTAAATAATTGGCAAAGAAATGGCTCTGGAATAACAGCTAATATATTTGACCTTGTTTCTGAAGATGTTGGAGTTGATGAGTCATACAATCAATTAAACATAAGTGGCAATTTTAAGAGTATTGGATATGATTTACTTTCTAAATTCTCTTATTCTTATGCAACTGGAGTCGCTGCTAAATCTTATATATTAACATCTTTTAAATGGGATTTAAGAAGAGGAACTCAAGATGTAAATATGTTTGCTATTAACTTTGGATTAACTACAAATATTGTTAGAAACACATATTTAAACACAAATCGATAAAAATATAATAAAATGCCAATTACTTCTGGTTCAAATATGGTTTTATATAGAAACTCAACAGCATCAACAAATGTTTTTGGTGCTTCTACAAATTGCTCAATGTCAGTTAATACTGAATTTATAGATGTAACAACTATGCCTACTGGTACTTATACTCAGATATTACCTACATCTACTTCTTTCGAGATTACTGCAGATGGGTTTATAACAATGGATAATGTTAACTATTATACACTTTTAGGCTTACAAAAGAACAGAACATTGGTAAATGTAAAGTTTCAAATTCTAAATGGTGGTGGTAATGTTACTATCAATGCTGACTGCTATATTACATCTATATCAATTAGTGGCCCATTAGAAAGCCCAGGCACTTATTCTGTAACATTGCAAGGCACTGGCCCTTACGACTTCGTATAATATGAAACATCTTAGAGATTACTTACTTATAATTGGATTCTTTTTCTTAGGCGTATTTGCCTATGAATCATGTCATAAATCTAATAAAACAGAGGATATTGACCTATCCAAGTATGTAAAAGTCAAAGAGGTGCACGATACTGTGTACACAAAAACGTACAGAAATCGGTACATAAAAGGGGATTCTATCCCTTTTGTGATTATAGCTACAGATACTACTACTATTCACGATACAATACGCATAATAAACGATTATAATGCAGTATTAGCTTATACTGATACCATTAATCAAGATTCTAATATCTTTGTGATTAATGATACCATCAGCCAAAATCGTATCAAGTCAAGGTCTTTTGAGGCCAAGATTACCGAAAAAACCATCTATGTTAAGGAGTTTTATGCAGAGAAAGCTAAATATAGGCTTTATTACGGCATAAGAGGCGATTTTAGCCAATCTAATGGCTTAGAAGTACTAAGTCCTGGTTTGATGCTAAATGCCAAAAATAAGGCTCTAATAGGCCTTAATCTTAATATTAATAAAAATAATAATATGAGTTACTCTGGTAGCTTATATTTTAAAATAGGTAAAAAGTAACATGGCTCCAAAGAAAGACGTTAATGTAAGTGCTAATCCTCTACCGATTAGTTTTTCCCAATTTAGTAAAGACCCAATTAAGGGCACTATGTTTTTAGTTATCATCGGTATAACTGTCCTTTATGTAGACATTAGAGGCAATTTCAACAATCAAATCAACTCTCAAGACGCAAGGATTACTAATCTTGAGTATAAAGATAGCTTGAAAACACAAGCGTTAATCGAGTGTAAGACAGCCCTAAGTTCAACGACTACTAAGTTAGAGACTCTTGATGCAATGGGTGCTATTAAATCATCTGTTAAATAATAGGCCATGAAATCAATTCTTTTAATTTTTGGGTTTCTAACCGTTACAGCGACAACGATTAATGTGACAGCTAAAAAAGAGGACAACAAGATTACTGAGGATAAGGAGTTTGAGCAGTTCATGAATGATTTTAACCAGACCTTGACTAAAAACAAAGCTGTTCAAGTTAAGGCAGATGAAGCTAAAGAAGCAATAGTAACGTCTACCGTTAGCAAGTTTGCTGAGATTAAGCAAGAGATAAGCACACTAAAAACCGAACTAAATGAAGTTAAGCAGACTTTGGATAGTGTTAGTAATGATACTGCTATCAGTTTCAAGTTACTCCCAATATCCCATCACAAAAAAGATTAAAGGTGATTCTGTTGTTATAATGACCATAGGTCAAGCAGATACCATCAACAAATTATATAAGTCCTATAACGATACAATAATCGCTTATAAGGACTCGTTAAAATCTAAAACAATAAAACATGATTCTATTTTCACTATCTACAGCTATAAAGTTAGTACGCTTGAACATTACAAATATCGTTACGAAGCTAATCTCGAAACATATCGTAACAGAGAAAAAGAAATTGACAAGATGGATAAATACCATGCTTGGCAAAAAATAATATTAATATTCCTAATCGTATTCCAATTTAATCAATTATAACATGAAACAATTTTTCCAAGAAGATAATGGTAGATTTAGCATGAAGCGTTTATGTGGTTTGTTCTGTGTAATTACATTGTGTGTTACAATGTATCACAACAGTTTTAGTGAAGAGCATATAGCTCCAAGTTCAATTCTTGTAGAATCAGTAGCTTTGTTAGCATTCGGTTGTTTAGGATTAACCTCAATAGAGAAAATATTTAAGAAAGATGCCTAAGAACGAAAAGATAATTTTAACACTTGGCTTCCTATTATGGTTGCTGGGATTAGCATATTTTGTAAATCAAATGATTTAAAATGAAATTGACAGCACATTTTTCATTAGCAGAGTTTACTCGTAGTGAGTCAGCAAAAAGACATGGAGTATCTAACGAACCAACTCCAGAGCATTTAAAGAACCTTATTGTTCTTTGTGAGAAAGTATTAGAGCCAATCAGAATGAAGTTTGGCCCTATTAATATTTCATCTGGATATAGGTCTAAGGCTCTGAACCATTACATTGGAGGTAGCTTAAATTCACAACATTGTGAGGCTAAAGCGGCAGATATTGATATGGATGGCATGACTAATGCAACCAATAAAGAGATATTTGATTTTATCAAAGACACTTTAGATTTTGACCAATTGATTTTTGAGTTTGGAACAAAAGATGCTCCAGACTGGGTTCATGTTTCTTATAACGCAGGTAAAAATAGAAAGCAAGTGTTGAGAGCACTTAAGGTTAACGGCAAGACTGCCTACGCACCTTACAAATAGAACTAACCAAACCAACCAATATGGCATCGAAAAAAAATGTGCTTGTCATAGGAGACACGCACGAACCATTCTGTCATCCACTTTATAGGAACTTTTGCCTTGAAGTGTATAACAAGTTCCAATGCTCCGAAGTAGTACATATCGGAGATGAAGTAGACAATCACGCAATCAGTTATCACGAATCAAAGCCAGACGGTCATGGAGCTGGATATGAGGCTGATTTAGCTCAAGCAGCTATGTATAAATGGTACAAGGCTTTTCCTAACGTAAAAGTATGTATCGGTAACCACTCAGCCCTACATAAAAGAAAGGCTCAAACAAGCGGTTTACCAGAACGATTTATCAAATCATACGAACAAGCATGGGATGCTCCTAAAGGCTGGAAATGGGCCTTAGAATGGGAAATAGACGGTGTTCTATATACTCATGGCACTGGTAGTTCTGGACAAGCTGGTGCAATCAACAGAGCAAGGGATGCTCGACAATCAACTGTTATAGGTCATATCCATAGTTTTGGTGGTGTTTTATACTCATCATCAGATAAGGACATGATATTCGGCATGAACGTAGGCTGCGGTATCGATATTGATGCCTATGCTATGGAGTATTCACGACCTTTCCCCAAAAGACCAACATTAGGCTGTGGAGTGGTTTTAGATGGCGGAAGAGTTGCTATATTTGTACCGATGCCATTAGGCAGCAAGATTATTAGGTTACCTAAGAAGTAACAATAGTTTAGTAAATATTTTAAAGTGTGTATTACATTGATAATCAATGCGGTATGCACTTTTTATTTCCATTAGAATTAAATCGTAAATTTGTATGAGCAGAGAAGTAGACGTAAAGATTGACCAATTAATGAAGGAGAAAAGCAATTTAGAAGCAAGGCTTGAATTGATTGTTAGAGAATTGCGATTAACTGTTCTTAAAAATAGTATCACAAATGTTAATGCACATCATACAACTGACAGAAGATGAAGATGAAAGCTATGAGTTCCAAGATAATTCAGAGGAATCAGATGCTTATATCAACATTTATGAAGTAGTTAGCGTTACTGCTGATGAGGAGAATGATGAAAGGTGCTTTGTGTATATGACAAACGAGGACTACTTTTATGTGAATGAATCTATCAATAGTTTTATAATGAGGTATCAAGCAATGCTTTATGGCTCAGTTTTAACTAAGTTCTACGATAGTTCTAATAAACAGAATTAAGATGCTCTCTCATAGGTGTTTGGTTGGTTTTGGTGAAGGCTCGAGGTAAAATCTCGGGCTTTTTTATTTTGTTTATTAAATAATAATATTTATGTTTGCAATACCATAATATGACTACGGTAATAGTCAAATATGAGCCTCAGTTACGCTAATAGCTGGGGCTTTTTTTATAATAAAGAACCCCCCATAAGAATATGGAGGGCCACCTATTTATCTACAAAACACAACACTTTACTTTTTTTGGTACTCTTTCACTGCAAATGTAACTAATCCTACAATAGAAAGTACATATAAACCTCTAAAGGTTAAATGCCAAAACATAGGATTCCATTCTGCAATAAGGAAAGCAAATGGTACATAAACCATTACCATTAATGCTATAAGTCCAACCATTGCTTCAAGTATATTTTTCATAATAGTTAATTTAGAAAGGTAGTTTTTCTCTTACTTCGCCATCTGGCTTCCATGGGTCAATTTCTACATAGAAATCTGATTCACCAGGATTGTGAGACTTCTTCATCTTTACTAAGATGTTAGCCCATCCTTTGTTATCTTTAGCAAAGTCATTTAACTTTTGTAAGTCATCTGGCCCTAAAGAGATTTTTCTTAAACTACCGAATGCTGTTGTTAGTGTAAAGCATCTCCCAAGGTAGAGTTCTTTTGATTTAGACATTTTGTTTGGTTTTTATTGTTATAAACTTTTTTTTAATTGCTCTTTTAACTTAGTGAGGTAAAGACTAAAGTCTAATGCCTCTTCTATAGCGTGTTCAATCCATTGTTCTGTTATTAGGTCATTTCTGTCAAGGTCGGTTCCGTATTTCTCAAAGCCAATCCTTGCTCTGTCTTTTAAACGATTAATAACATTCTCAACGACTGAATCGTACTCGTAGTTATTCTGCATCTTTTTTATATTTTTTTACTTGTGCTTTTAAGGCTTCTCTCCACTTTAAGTCTACAGTACCATCATCCAAGATGTCTTGAATAAGTTGTATTGTCTCGTTAGATACAAACTCTTTAGCTTTTTTTGTAGCTTTTACTACTTTTTCTTCTTTGTTTTCTAATTCTAAGTTTTCCATAATTTAATTTTTATCTGCCTTGGCCTCTGTATTGTTTAGGCTTCGGACTGTGTTTATTGTAAGATTTTTTAGCCCTACCCATTTTACGTTTGCCGAAATTCTTTTTCTGATTCCCTCCAGCTGAAGATTTTAGTTTCGCCATCTTTAAATATTTCTAATTTTATTGTTTCATCTGATGTCTGGCTACATAACATACTTGCTCCTCCTGCTAATCCTAATTGAGTTAAAAAAGTAAACTGCTCTGGACTAATCCTATCGCCTAACTTCTTAATCTCACAAGCTACAAACTGACCATGTTTCTTATCATAACCGATTATATCTGGAACTCCTTTCCTCCCAATAAACGCCCTACCTTTTACAGCAAGGTTATTATTTCTCCATACTTCCATCCCTCTTTGTCCTAAATAGTCAATCATCATTTTGGTCAGCTCGGAAGCTGTTTTGTATGTTGCCATAAACCAAAGTTACAATATATTTATATATATTATACATAGCGAATCATTTCCTCTATTGGAACTTGCACATATTTGACGTTTCCTTCGACCTTAGTATTATTCACTCTAAAGTACCTACGAGCCTTTTTTCTAAGCATTTCTGACCTCATAAAGTATATCCTATCCCTTAAATCAAAGTTAATAGCAAAGAACTCTACATTTTTATCAGCTATGCCAGATGGTTGATTGTCTCTTTCATATTCTAACCACATAAACCCATCTAACAATGCTGTAGGCATCTGTATTACTAAAATCTTAGTGTTCTTAGCAAACAACTTAATAGCTTGATAGGTACCATCAGCATTACGAGCTTCTTCTATCTCAAACTTACGTCTGTTCCTATAACCATTATGCTTACCCATTAGAATAATCTATAAATGTCATTGTTTCTGGTAAAAATCTAAGCGGCAAGTTTTTTGTTGTGCCATGTCTGTTCTTCTCGACCTTACAGATAACTAAATCATTAGTAGCATATTCAGTACCACCAATCTCTATTGGATTAGTCATCTCATAGTAATTAGGCCTCATAAGCATAATAACAGCATCAGCATCTTGCTCAATAGAACCAGATTCTCTAAGGTCAGATAGTTGTGGCATCTTATCTCCTCGTTCTTCTACTCTACGAGATAATTGAGATAGGGCGATAATGGGTACTTGTAACTCTTTTGCTAAGGATTTAAGGCTTCTGCTTATTAAACTCACCTCCTGCTCTCGGTTTTGGTTGTTTTTGCCTTGTCCACTCATAAGCTGTAGGTAGTCGATAAAGATTACTTTAATGCCATACTTCTGCTTCATAATGGTTGCCTTAGCTCTAAGTTGCGAAATACTTATACCGCCCATATCTTCAATATGTAGAGGGGAAAGTAATATCTTATCATCAGTTTTTAGTAGTATCTTTCTTTCTTCCTCATTCAAATTATTCATTCTAAGGCGTTTTAACGGTATCTCACTCGTAATTGACTCTAACCTTTCAACTAACTGCTCGGAGCTCATTTCGAGGCTAAAAATGGCCGTAGGAATCTTATTTAAGATACATAGGTGGTAAATACTTGAAAGCATGAAAGCTGTCTTACCCATTCCTGGTCTTGCAGCTATGACTACAAAGTCTGGTCTGCACCATCCAGCTAAGGTATTATTAAGCTCACTAAATCCAGTATCATAACCTAATAATTCTCCGCTTTGTGCCTTGTCTCTTGAGTAATTTAACGATAAAATGACATCTGTTATTGTCTTTTCATGGATATTTCCATACTCTTGTAAAGCTATAAGTTTACTATTGACTACAGAAAGTAAATCTATAGCTTGACTATCATTGTCTAAACATTCATATTCGCTTTGTTTAAACAGCATAAATGCTTCACGTTTCTTATATACCTCAATAAGCATTTCAATATGGCTGTTGACATTATGAGCACCAGTTACATTATCAGTTAACTTTGATAGGTAAAATGCACCTCCTAATTCTTTATACGCCTCATCATCTTTAAGTTTTTGGTTTAGGGTGGTAATATCTACATAAACGCCATCATCATACATCTTTTTTACTACGTCAAAGATTTTTTGGTGGCCTAAGTCATAGAATACTTCTGTTTTTAAGTGTCCAACAACTAATGGCAATGTTCTTTTATCCATCAATATTGCACCAAGTATGCTTTTCTCTAACTCTCTGCTCTGTGGTAGTGTTACTAATTCCATTATTTAAGGCTGATTTTAGTTGTTTGTTGTGTAGTAGGTGTAAACTGATTGCTATTTCTCTTCCATGTTCTTACTGCTGCTTTCCAATCCTTCATAGGATTTTTACCTATTAACCATCCTCTTGCTTCGTAATGGTCTATAAATTGGTCTCCTTGTAAATTGAATCCGATTGACTCAGCATATTCATTTACTTCTTTACTATTTGGTCTAATAAATGTATTCTTATTGTTAGTATTATTGTTAGGTAAAGTTTTTTTACCATTTTCGGTAAAGTTTTTTGACCGTTCAAGTAAAGTTTCTATACCATTGGTAAACTTTTTATAGTCGTTTAAATAATCTAAGAATACTGACGCAATGCGTAAGTGTTTGGTTACTGGATTTTTGACTACAAGTTCTTTCTCTACCAACTTAGTGATTATGTTTAAAACAGCTTGTTTTGATAGGTCTAAATCATTTGCCATTGTATCTTTAGACATATAGCACCAATGCGATTCATTATTCTGCATACGCATAATTGTATCTAATACGCAGTAGTCGTTACAAGACAAGCTAAAATGCTTCCTTATAGGATGAATTATTGTTGTGTAAAATTGTGACATAAGGTTATTTTTTAATACGAAACACTACTAATCGATTTTGATAGGTAAATCTTTTCTTTTGTAGTGGATTAAGTGCTTCTCGTATTGCTTGTGCGTTAATGTTGGTCTTTCTGTTTGCTGCTGCTATTGATATAAACTGCTCTTCTTCTTTGTTATCAAGGTAAATCATCCTAACCTTAATAGAGTTCTCGAATCCTCTTGGTTCCAAATCTAATCCCATTAATGATGCGTTTTAGTTCGTA